TCACCGATGTTGTCGCACTCGATGTAGGCGCCGCCCACGATCAGCCCGCAGGCCTCGCGCTTGCCGTTGGCATACTCGCGCTCTCCGTGAGCCCGGATCGCTTCCATGGTGGCGCCAGATAGGTCCAGCATCAGATTCTCCGAATCGCGCCAGCGCCAGGGAACCCACCGAAGTTCAGCACCCCATCAGGCCATTGACGCATGCGGCACGACCGCAAGCAGTGCCCGCAGTCGTCCAGCGCCGGGTTTGTGGTCGGTGTGTCGTCAGCCTTGGCGACAGCCGGCCCGGTGTAGCCGCAGCCGTCTTGCCTGTACTCGAACGTGCATGTTTCCGCCAGAACCTGACGGCGAGGCAGCATGACGCCGGCCACATCCATGGCAGAGGCCAACTCGAATTGAACGATCAGCTTGTTGCGGCGAGCAACACGGTCTATCTTCCAGACTTCATCAGCAAATCCAGCCAGAGGGTCAGCGTTGGCATTGCCGCCCGCAAAGTTCACAGCATCAAGGTAGCGCTTTAGCGTGCGCTTGCGGGTAACGACCGCACCCAGTAGGCCATTCGTCTCAAGCACCAGTGCGCCCATGAGGTTGGTCACGTTCGATACGGTCAGCGTCGGGCGAGGCAACGCGCCTTGCGTGGTGCGAGCAAAGCCGCTGGCCATGATCGGGATGGGCTGATACGTCTGCCCCTGCCACACAACCGCCTGCCGCAATCCGTTCGTTCCGGCATGGAAACGGTAGACCGCGCCACCGATGGCGGTAGCGTCGACCACGAAGAATTCAAGTTCCGCGTCATGTCGCAACCCGGCAAGCTGGATTGCTACGTTTTCTGTCATGTGCCGAAATCTCGATCAAAGGTGACGCTCACGCGCCAGACCCCTGATCCGAGTGGCGTGAGCGAATACTTTGATGCTAGGTAGCGCCCGGTGAGGCCTCGCGGGTTCGTCCAGTCGAATGCCTCGACGCCCAAGCGAGCATCGAGGAACGCCGTGATCTGGTTGATCTTCGAGGATTCTCCTGTGAACGTAAGCGGCCAAGAGTCGACGATGGAATTGATGCCATCCGGTGCGCGCTGGCGGTATCCGTCTCCGAATGCGGTGTCGCGCACCTTGAAATCGATGTCAGCAGTCGGGCTGCGGTCAGGCTTCCAAGTGAACGTGCTCATGCTTGCCCCTGCTTCATCTTCCAAAGCAGCCCGCCAGGCCGCATTTCACGCGCAATCGTGTCCTTTGATCCTGCGGCAATCATCTGGGCCAGTTGCTTGGCCGCCTGGGTGTTCGCACCCGTCCCGCTGGACTCAGCCGAGACAGAACCGCCGCCATTGACGCTCACGCTGATGTTGAAACTGTTGTTCTGCACCAGCGAGCCGCCACCCCCAGCACCGCCACTGGATCCGATGTCATCCGCAGCGATCACCCGTCCATTGCGACCAGGGATCATGTACTGGCTGCCGTTGGCGCCAACGAACATTTCGGACTGACCTGTTTCGTTCACACGGTAGAGGCTGCCAGCCGTGACGGCGCCGCCGTACTGGCGACCTCCAGCGAAGTTTGTGCTGGCGATGGTCGAAACAATGTTCGCTGTCGATGCCGCAACAGTCGCCATTGCTCCCATGTTTGCCGGGAATGGAAGCGCCGAAGCTGCGGCAATGCCCTGCTGAATCTTGACAATAGAGTCTGCAATTGCAAACGCCTTGCTGACTGCAAACATGGCTTTGTATGTGTCCGACTGCTCTCCGGCGAATGTTTTTGCCAAGTCGGCCATGCTTCCAAACAGCTGCGATCCGCCTTGCATGATTGCGCTATCTGCGGCCAGCTTCGCCTGAACTCGCTCCTGCTCGAGACGCTTGAGCGCGTCATTCATGCTCGCCTCGTTGGCTACGACAGCCTGGGCATGGAGTTGCTCAGTCAGAAGTTCCTGAGCCAACATCTCATCAAGGGCCGTCTTCCTCGAATCAAACCTCTTTCTGATTTGCTCATCAGGCGGCGCCTGCTCATTAATGATCCCAGCCGCGTATCCGACAGCCTGGTTCTGCTCAGAGTTGAACCTGTTCGCATCAGCTTGAATGCGAGCACTGTCCGCAGCCATTGTGTTTTTCTCTGGCTTGGGTGCCTTTGACGCGCCCCGTGCCGCATACTTGTCGCGTATCTGCTTTTCAAGTTCAGGCGTGAACGCAGCGCCTAGCTCGGCCTTCGCCTCCTTGATTTCGAGCGCCAGTTGCTGGGCGAGCGTGCCGTAACGCTTGATCCATTTGTCAAGCTTGTCTGTGTTTACAGCATCTGCTTGGCTTTCACCAGACACAAGCGCTGGATTCACGCTTCCGCGCCCATACCCCGCACCGCCAGCCTTTGCGTCGACTGACGCCATTGCTAGTTTGATGTCGCTAATCGACTGCTTGTAGGCTGCAATTCGATCATCAATTGCGGCCAGGTCGGCATCCTTGGCCTCTTTCCGGTAGATAGTCGCAACGGTCCGCCCCCTCGCTTCCTGAGCTTTCTTCAGGCCATCAGTTGCTTCCTTCAGTTGTGCGCTGAGGTCAGCAGTCGCCGCTTTTGCAGACTTGGTTTGAGCCTTCGCAATTCGCTTTGCCGACTCTTCGGAAATGTCAGCCGCCGTCTTGGCAGCGCCAGAAACGCTATCCCAATTCAGGGCCAGCAATCCAAGCGCCGTGATAGCGATACCGATGGGGCCTCCGAGTGCGCTGATGACGGCTGAGAATGCCGTCGTTGCGCTGGTCATCGTGACCGTAGCCGCAGCGGCGAACCCTGCCTGCACGACGACAGCCGAGATTGCCGGGATCATCCGGCCAATCATTGCGCCGGCCAGACTCACACCAACAACCTCGGCAGCCTTCATCATGACGCCGAGCTTGTCGAAGTACTCAGTCAGGCCGCCATTCTCGATACTGATTGATAGCTCCTGAATGGCGGTTGCTGCCTGCTTGACCATGCTGGCTACTAGGTCGCCAATCCCACCTTGGGAGATGCTCAGGTAAAGCGCCTGCCATGAGTCCTCAAGGTTTGACATCGCACCATCAAGGGTATCCATGCGGGTCTGCATGGCGCCCGCAAAGTTGACTTCACCGATCTTTGTCAGGTACTCGGTAATGTCCTTGGCGCTATTCTTGACCGTCGTGGTGACGCCCTGGAAGGTGAACGAAACCTGATCCCCTTGTGTCTTGGCCTTGATGCCGAACTCTTTCAGCCGCTCAAACTCACCAGTCGAAGCGTCGGCAACCGCTTCGATCATCTGCATGAGGTCTTTGCCCATTGCAGATGCGGTGTTGCCAAACGATGTCATCGCCCGCTCTGACGGGTCAAGGCCCAGCGCCTTCAACTTGACGAAGCCTTTGACGGTCTGATCGAGCGTGTAGGGCGTCTTCGATGCGAATGCCGTCAAGCGCTCCCAGGCTACGCCAGCAGCATCAGCCCCACCTGCAACGGTCTTCAGGCTGGAGTACAGAACGTCGAACTGGCGCTGAGCCGCTACGATCTTGGAGACAAGTCCCTCAATCGCAATTGCTGAGATTGCCGCCGTGATGCCAGCCGCGATAGCGGTGAACTTCGTCTGAAGTTTCTGCCCCTCATCGCCAATGCGCCCCAGCTTGCGGGCAACATCCTTTTCAGCCTGATCCATCTGAGACAGATCGAGCGTCACGTCATAGGCAATGCCGCCGACCTTCTCAACCATTCTTGCGCTCCTTCAGGCTTTCCATGAATTTCCGGTATTCGTCACGGCTCGGGACGTTTCGGCCAGACCGCTCAGACTCTGGGAACTTCATTTCAAACATCATCTGAAACTCAGCCATCGAGAGCGCGGCAGCATCCTCGGCTGATAAGCCAAGATGGACGCGGGCGGCGCTGATGTACTCAAGCGCCTTGAACTCGGAGGAATACTCGCCCTCTTGCTTCTTGGCGTCTGGCTTCGTGCCTGGTTTGGCATGCCCAACAATCCCGTACTTCATGAGGTGGCGAGCAATGAACACTTGCTCCTTGTCAGCAATCGCCCCACTCTTCCACTCACCATCCTCCAGGCTGAGCCAGCCGACTGCCGGCGTCGGGTCTTCCTGATCACTCAGCACCGTGAGGATGTAGCGGGCCGCCTCCACAGCCTTGGGGCCATGGAGGTCGACAAACAGGCGCACGATTTCGCCCGGACTGCCAAGGGCGGCGATGTTCTTGAACGATGGCGTGAACGTGAATTCAGCGCCGTCTGCAAGAGTCACCCGAACGAAACCGCACTCGACCAGCATCAGAGGCTGAACAGTTGGGCCTTGAGGCCGGCGCCACCGGTCACCGACACAACGCCTTGCAGGTAGGCGCTGATGGTCGACAGCACAACGGCGCGCACCGAGTTGGCAGGAACAGCGATGGCCAGGCCGGAGGCAACCGACACAGAGCCCACGCCGGGCACGTTGACGGATGTACCGTCAGCGCCGTCGATGGTCGCAGTCAGAGAGCCTGCGGTATCGTTGCGCAGCACCAGGAGCTGCTTGCGCGTCGGGGTGAATGTCAGGGTGTCAGATGCGGTCAGCGTCTGCTCAGTGACGGAGAACGCGCCCACAACGCGGGCATCAGTGGAAGTCAATGCAGCCATGTTTCACCTCCATCAAACCGCAGTGCGGGTAACAGCGCCGTTGGACGATGCAGTCATTGACCAGGTAGCGGCGTCGGTGTAGCTGGCGTCACGGCTCCACTCGGAGGCGATGAACGGGCCTTGGAACACAGCGTCAGGGAATGTCAGCTTCAGCCAGATCTTGGGCTGGTTCTGAGTGGTCGCGCCGGGCACGTGAATGTGCGCTTCCAGCTCAGCCTGGTTGTAGATCTCATCGTCATAGCTCACGCCGTCGCCGGAGAACTCAACCGACTTGAACGACACGAGCGAGGTCTTGGTGAACTCGGGGGAGTCGTCAGCCGTGGTGTCGACGGTTTCCCACGCCACCTTGAACGACTTGGTGCGCATCATCCCCAGGTTCTTGAACGTCAGGGATGCAGGGTTGGCGCTTTCAACGCCGATGGCGAATTCGACAGCAACGTCGCGCCCGGTATATGCACTCATGGTGCCTCCTATGTGGTGATTGCCGAGACGGCGATTTCAAAAACAGCCCTACGGTCAGCCGTAGGAATGAACACCGGTTCGCCCGGCTGCATGGAAACCAGGTCGCCAGAGTTGACGCGCATGGCCTCGATGATCTGGTTGGCCTTGTCCTGAATGGCTGGGGCGCTCTGGCCTTCTGCGCCGATCAGCGTCAGAGTGAACTGCGGGCGCCGGACCAACTCGACGCGGCCACCCCCAACAGGGCGCACGACTGCGAC